TCCTCCGCCACGTACGCCGCGACTGCGGCGATGTGGTCGAGAGTGATGGGGGAAGGCTGATCGGTATCGAGCAGCGCGAGCAGGTCAATGGCCTGCTGGGCCTGCCAGAGACGGTCGATGTCGTTTTCGTGCACCACGAAGTGGATGCTGTTCACCACATCCGCCGCTGTGCGGGTGCCGTTGCGGGTGTGTGCGCTCATGACAGCGCCCTCGGGCCGGTGTCCTGGCAATCTGCCCACCGGGCCTTTACCTGGTCGACGGCGTTCTGGATCTCGCCAAGCGTCAACTCTGCCGGCGTCTTCCCCGCGCCGAGCAGGCGCGCAAAGAGACCCTGCCAGCAGGCGTGGTTCCATTCGGTGGTGTCGGCGATCTGGCCGAAAAAGTGTGCGAGCTGGCGCGCAGCATGAGCAGGCGCAACTTGGGTGTCGTGCGACATCGGGGACGTCTCCTACGTTCGAGATTGATCCTCGGGGAGACGTTTCTACGCGTCGCACCGAGGGTGTCGGGAGGTTAGAAACCGGAACGTAGACCGGCCGACAGCTTTCCCCTTGCGGGTGTTGTATCGCTGCCGCCTCCCGACGCAAGAAGACGTCGGTGCGCTTGAATTTCAGGCGCAAAAAAACCGCAATGCTGACGGGTGCGGTTTCCGCTACGTTCTCGGAGTTTCTAAGCTCCTTGCAGCGGACTTTGCCCTCGTTTTTTGTGCAAGTCAAGACAGAACGGGTCACGTGCTGGGCACCCGGCACTTGATCGGCCCGGCTTGATACGGGCTGACGATGGGTCCCGTGCACGGTGGGGCGCCGCCGGGGTTGCGTTATCGAATTAATGTGCATACAATAAATGCCATGGAAATCACCTTCGACGCCGCCAAGAACGCCCGCAACGTTGAAGAGCGTGGCCTGTCCTTCGAGCTGGTGCGTGGGTTTGATTTCCAGACCGCCTTGTTCGTCGTTGATGACCGAAAGGACTACGGCGAGGTGCGTTACCGGGGACTGGGGTTGGTAGGCGAGCGGGTACATGCGCTGGTCTTCACCGAAACCGCCGGGGGCATCCGGGTCATCAGCTTCCGCAAGGCCAACAAACGAGAGGTCAAAAGCTATGAACAAGCACAAGAACAGCGAGACGCCTGACAAGGACAACCCGGAATGGACCGCAGGCGATGTGGCCCGAGCGGTTGCGTTCACTGGGTTGCCGGCGGGGCTGCAGGGCAAGCTCCGTGGCCGGCCCAAGGCAGCGGAAACGAAGGAACGCATCACCATCCGCCTATCGCCGGATGTGCTCGATGCGTTTCGCGAAACCGGTGCCGGCTGGCAGACCAAGATCGACTCGGTGCTGAAGGATTGGGTGGTGGCGCGCCAGGGCAAGCGGCCGACGACGGTCGCCAAGCGTGCAACCGTTGCCAAGCGTGCGGCGGTCGCCAAGCGTCCCATGGCGGCCAAGAGGTGATGCCCGGCGCAAAGCTGGGCGCACCCTTGCTGCAGGACTTCGATGTTGTAGATCACCTGCGAAACGAGCAGGAGATCGCGATGTACATGGCCGCTTGCCATGAAGAGGCTGGCGACGATGTTGCCTTCGTTGCCTCTGCGATGGCAGCCTGCGAAAGAGCTAGGGCACGCTGGAACTCGCGCAGTTCTTAGCGTGTTCATGCCTTGAACACCCAGCATTTGACCGTGGCGGCGGCACCCATGGTGCCCTGACGGATAGCGCTGTTCACGGCGACGTTCGTGTCCAGGCATTTGTGCCGGCGCGAGTCACGCAGCAGCGTGCGCAGCACCTTGAGGTCTGCCAGCTGCTGCGAATGGTGCGCTGCCTTGGCGGCGAACTCGTTGAGGTTGATGGCGATCCGCGATGCATCGCGCGAGTGGTTCACCGCCGGCAGGCCGCCGTTGGTGGTTTCCAGATACTCGTAGACCTCCCAGAACTCAGTGACCAGGGCGTTATCGGCGCTGACCGCGCTCTGGCGCTCCAGTGCGGCCGCAACAAGCGCTTCGCGCGTGGCGACCACCATATCCTCGGGGATCTCCATGACCAGGCGCAGGGCGTCGAACAGCGCCAGCATCTGCGCATGGTTCTTGATGACGCGCTCCATGCGCAGCTCCCCGCGCTCGCGCAGCTTGCCCTCGTAGAAGCGGACGCGCTCGCCGAACTTCTCCATGACCTGGCTTTCGGCGCGGACGGCGCGGATCAGGAAATGGCTCAGTTCCTCCACCTGCAGGGCGTTGAGGTTGTCGGCCGCGATGCGGCTTTCAGTGGTGACCTGCGGCTTGCGGAAGTGCAGCTTGACGATACGCGTCAGGATGGCCTCGCTGGCGTCCACGGCGGCGTTCTGGCTGATGACGATGGTGCCCCGGAATGGTGGCTCGTAGGTGTCGTTGCCGCCATTGCGCACGCCGCGCGTGGCGAGCGTGCCGCCGCCGTAGTAGTCCTTCAATTCATCCCATTCAAACGACTTGGCGTGCGAGCGATCGGCATCGCTGCGGTCGGCCTCCAGCAGCACCACCGGCATGCCGGAAATCTGGCCCATGGCGCGGGCGCGGCCGGCCTTGGATGACTTCGCCGGGTCGAACCCTTCGTAATCGCTGCGGCCGAGCAGCTTCCACAGGAAGGTCAGCAGCGTGGTCTTGCCGGCGCCGGCCTCGCCCGTCGCTTCCAAGAAGGGGAACGACTTGTGCGCGCTGCGGATCTGGTTGGCGTACAGCGAGCCGAACCAGAACGTGAGCGCGATCATGCCGTGGGTGCCGAAGCACATCCACAGCCACGCCAGCCAGTCGTTGCGCTGCTTTTCGGGGTCGCGCTGAATGTCCAGTCGGATCGACTTTTGCGTGGATTTCACACGCAGGTTCTTGAACTCGAAGTAGTCCTCGGCATTGGCGATGCTCAGTTCGCCGTCGCGCACCGCCACGTCGCCGAGGATGTAGGACTTGTGATCCTCGCTGTAGCCCACGAAGTCGATGGTCTGGACCTTGGTGATGTCATACAGCACGTCCCGGATGATGCAGTCCAGTTGGTGGCCGGTGCCGGTGAACACGGCGCCCTGCGCCATGCTGATGAGACGCTTCTTGAACTCGCTGGCGCTGGCGACCTGCGCACCGGTAAAGGTGCCCTTTACGGGCGGCGCATCGTGCGGGAAGCTGACGCGGAAGAAGTACCAGCTTTCGTCGGTCACCTCATGGCTCTGGAAGTAGAGCGCCTCTGGATAGCAGTTGGCGATTTCTTCCACGCTGCAGCAGGCGCGGCGGATCTTCTCGGCCTCGTCGGCGTCCAGTTCCTCGTCCGGGTCTTCCTTACGTTTGGCGCGCTCCTGGCACAGCTTGTCGAACTTCACGCTATCGAAGCTGAACCAGAACAGGCGCGAGCGGTGTTCAAGGTGGAACTCGCGGCGTTGCGTGTGGGCATACATCAGCAGGCCCTTCTCGATGGCGGACTTCGCCAGCAGTACGTCGCCGTGATAGCGCGCCTCCGCGATGTCGGCATCCCACTGAGCCTGGCGTGCATCGGCGTCGTTGATGGTCGACGCGCGCAGATGCAGGTCGTTCCAGTCGGTCTTCTTGCCCGGTTTCTGCGGGATCAGTGCTGCACGGCTCTTGAAGCCCAGCGACTCGGCCCGGCGTGCATGCTTGCGCACGTAATCACGTGCGGTTGGCTCGTTGTCGTATGCCCATACCAGCACCGGCAGCTTGCCGCCACGCTGGTCGCGCAGGGCGCGCAGCGATTCCTCGGGGTAGCCGTTGCTGGACATACCGGATGCAGCCGCAATGCCATGCTGCAGGAGCGAAATAGCGTCGAAGATGCCCTCGGTGATCCAGACCTCACGCGCGGTCGGTAGCATGTCGGCCGCAGCGGGGGCGAGCCACCAGGCGCCCGCATAGCTCTGGCCCGGCATGAAGCGCGCTTTTTGCTTGCCGAAGCGGTGAGCGCGGTCGATCAGGCGCTCCCAATAGCCGCCCTTCGTCAGCGGGAACCGTACCGTCGCGGTGCCTTCCCTGGACTTGCGGTCGAAGTAGCTCTCCTGCGTGTAGAGGCCACGGAGCGCGGTCAGATCGAAGCCGCGCGAGTACCGCAGGTAGGCGTCCGCCGCAGCATGCGGCGCCGTCTCCGTGCGTTCGTGGCGCTTTGACCAGTCATCAAACAGATCGTCGTAGACATCCTTGACGCTGACCTCATGCCCGCACTTGGCCTGACGCCCACAGCGCAGCACCCACGGATTCTGGAAGCTGGTGTAAAGCTCCTTCTGACCACAGGCGGGGCACTTGCCGCCGCGCATGTATTCCGTGCTGGGACGGTGCTTGAGGCCGTAGTCCCGCTCGATGCGCTGCAGAACTTGCTGGCGGATGTCTTCTTGCATGATCGGTTCAGGCCTTCGCGCTGCGGCGCTTGCTGCTTTTCTGCGGGCGGTAGGTGGGTTCGGTGATGACTTCGACCTTGCCGCCTGCCTTGCGGAACGCGGCTACCCGCGCGGCCAACATGGCGGCGTCCTCTGCCTTCTTGGCAGGATCGGTAGGCACGTATCCGGCAGGGCCGGGGACGAGGAAGGGCACCTGTGCGGTCGACCATGCGTCGCGCTGGCTCATGGGGTGGCCTCGCCTTGGTCGGTCTCGGTGTCGATCAGGCCCACCCCCTCCGGCGGGTTCTTGATTTCGACCACGCCGCAGTCGTTCAACTCGATCCCGCGATCAGTCGCTTCCAGCAGGCGGTCATTGCGGGGGGCGCAACGCACTAGGCCCAGGGCCATCAACTGCCACACTGGCTTGGCGGTGAAGGCGTCGCCGGCCTCGGCCTGCAGGCCGGTATAGCCGCGAGCACCAACCACCAAGCCGCCATAGCGGATGGTGGATTGCAGGCAAAGCTTCGCCATTGGCGAGAGCATCGCCAGTTCAAGAACAGCCATGGTTGGTTTCCTTAGTGGTCGGCCGGGAGTGGCAGTGCGTCCAGCAGATCGGGCTGGCTGCCGCACAGCTGCAGGCGATGTGCGCGCTGCGCGATCTCGCGCGCGTATGCGGGGCTAGGGGGAAGGTCCGTAGGCAGTGCGTGGGGCAGGCCGCTGGGACTGGCTACGCCGGTCAACTCCGTGTGCCCTGTGAAGGCAGCAGAACAGACTGGATTCGTGCAATTGAACGAGTCATGGCGCAGATGGTCATGGCTCAGGTGGCTAGTGCGCTTGACCAGGGGGGAGTGGCAGAAATCGCAGCGAAAGACCACTTTCTTGCGTGCACCGTGCGACGACATGACCGGCCCTCAGTTCGACGCGGGATCGATGGAGCCGGCCTTGATGCCCAGCACTACAGCGGCCTTGTGCGCTTCGCCGCGGCGACCCTTGTTGCGACCGGACAGCACCAGCCACGTGGCGCGCTGGTCGAGGTTGTGGGTGCGGGCGAACTCGGCGATAGAGATGCCCTTCCGGTCAAGTTCCTCTCGCACCTGTGGTGCGGTTTTTAGGACAGGTTTGGACATATCGGGCACCAAAGTGTGATTATTGTGTACTTGGGGCAACGATAGTGCGAAAAAGCGCACCAGTCAACATGGAGAGTTCGAAAAATGTCACTTACTGAAGATCCCAAGCTCGGCGTAGGCGCACGGCTGCGCGCGGAGCGCGAGCGGCTGGACCTGAGCCAAGAGGAAATGGGCTCGCGCGCCGGCAAGAACAAAAACACGCAGATGCGTTACGAGACGGGCGTGAACTCGCCCACCGCCGCCTATCTGCATGACCTGGCCGCGCTCGGTGTGGATATTGGGTATGTGCTGACCGGCTTCCCGACAGAACTGGACGACGAGGACGGCGAGATGCTGGCCCGCTTCCGGTCGGCGTCGCCTGAAATGCGCTTTGCGGTGCGGTTGATGCTGACGGCACCGAAGGAGGCCGCTGCGAAGCACGCCGAAGCTGGCGCGGCGCCGATGGTGGGCGGCAACAATTCCGGCCAGGTCAATGCGGGCACGGTGACTCAGGGCGATGTCAGCTTCCAGATCGGTTCGCGCAACAAGGGCGGTCGGAAACGCTAGAGCTGAATATTGGACAGCTGATACTCGCTGTTGGCCAAAATATCGACCGTGGCAAGGGCGCCTGTAGAGGTAAACGCGACAGGCGCCTACGCCGTTGCCCAACGTTCAAGTTCAAGGGACGTGGCAAAGCTGGGTCCACCATCAATGGCGTGCATCGCCTTCGCCAACAGTTGGGCCGAGCCGCCGATTGGGGACTTGATGCCCGCGACATTCACCGCCTGACCGGGACAAAGATCGGCACGGTCTAGTGCCGACTTGAACCATGACGTCGCGGTACCCGTTTCCGGCCGCCGCACGTGGACCGTCTCATGCTGCCGTTATTGAGCATCGGCTGAGGGCGAGTATTCGCCGCCACGCTCCAGCTCCAAGGCAGTGATGAACCCCCCACTGCCGTCGATTGTATGGGTGGCCTTGGCCACCAACCAGTCGGTGCCATCGATCTCCGGCTTGAAGCCGCTGACAGTTACGGTCTGCTCCGGGTAGATATCGGCGCGGCCCACCGCCAGCCGATAGCTCAGCTGCGCGGTGCCACGGTCCAGCCGTTTGAACTCGGCATCAGCGTGCTGCCGCGCTTCTTCCGCCGTGGCGTAGGTGGCCTGCAGCTTCTTCTCGTTCTCGGACGTGCCGACCAGCACGCCCGTGCGACGTGCTGCCTTGCGGTCGCCCCAGTACGCGCGCACGCCGGTGAACTTCTCGCGGTCGGCAACACTGTAGCGGTGCTGGTCGCCAGAGGCGCGAGTGATCTGCACGCCCGGCAGCGGCTGGCCACTGGCCGTGGTGCCAGCACCGATGGGCGCGAATATCAGCGTCCCGGCCTTCACCGTGGCCATGGCGTCGAATCGCTTGCCAAGCCGCGTCAGTAGGTTGATATCGCTCTCGTTGGCTTGATCGAGGTGTGAAATCTGCACGCTGGCCAGATCCGCAGCGATGGACGAACGCAGCGAATGCTCGCCTGCGATGGTGGCGAGAATGTCGCCCAGGGTGGTGTCGTGCCAGCTGCGTTCGCGACGGCGACGCACAGCCCCGGTCAGGTCAGCCGAGCGCGCACGAATCGTGATGATGTCCGGCGAGCCGCTGTGTTCTACGTCGTCCACCTTGAAGGTGCCCTTGTCGAACAGACCGCTACCCTCATAGCCGATGGCCACCTGCAGGGTGACGCCACGGCGCGGCAGCGCAAGCATGCCGTCGTGGTCATGCACGCGCAGATCCACTTGGTCGGCTTCATCGCCACGGCTCTCAGTCAGTGACAGATCCAGCAGGCGCGGCGCGAGCCGGTCGGTCAGATCCTTGCCATCGAGCACTACCCGCCATGCGGGAATCGGATATGGCGTCGCCCTCATGCGATGGCCTCGCTTGCGCCGTCGTCGTCCCGTTCCAGCTGCATCTGGAAGTCGATCAGGCGCGGCGTGCCATCGTTGAACAGCTCGCGCCGTGTCTCGCTGAGGCTGGTCAGCAGGTACGCGCCGTAGACGCGCCCCGTGCCCTCCACCAGCGCCTGCGGTTTGCCCTGGTCGCCGAGCTCGCGCAGTTTGTCCAGCACCTGCAGGTCGGCCACAAGCTCGCCGGCAATGGTGCCCTGCAGGCTGATGGTGTCATCGCCTGGCCCGACGTACTGCCGGGCCGCGCGGGCGCCCACGCGCTCGCTGCTGGCGTGGCGCCAAGTCATCTGGCGCTGTAGTTCGCCGTAGGCGGCGGTGGAGAGGGAAAACACGAATGTGCCCCAGGTCATCTGCATAGTGGTGGTCCTCAGTCGCTGAGCCGGGCACCGCGTCGGGTGGCCTTGTCGCGCTCGATCTGTTCAATGGCCTGCCGCACCAGATCCGCGATCTCGCGGGAGTCGGCGCCGGACGGCGGTTGGATTTTGATGGTGTAGCTGGAAGCGCCTGTGCCGCCCGCTGCGGCCTGCGCAGCCGCCGGAGCGACCACCGGAGCAGCTGCGGCCATGACGGGCAACGCAGCGGCCCCCAGCGCCAGCCCGGCCGATGCCTGCCGCAGTTTGTCCCTGCTGCTGGTGGCACGCGCGGCGGCGGCGGTGTCGCCACCGCGCGCAATGCGACGCTCGCGCAGCGCATCAAGCCGGGAGGGTGCGGTGTCGCTATCGGTGGCCTGCATGCGCTGCGTCATGCCAGCGCCGATCTGCGTCACGCGCTCGCCCCCAACTGCTGCAGCACGCAGGCGGTCACGGCTGGCGGTGGCACGTGCGGTGTCAGCATCAGGGCCATTCCGGTCGATGCGTCCTTGCCGCAGTTCATCAAGGCGGCTGGCTGGCGCATCGGTGCCGCCAATGCCCGCTTGCTGCATGCGCTCGCCCATGCCGGCGCCGGCCTGCGTAATGCGGTCGCCAACGCTGGTCACCTGCTGCAGCGGCTCGCCCTGGCTGCGGTCCAAACCGCCTGCCAAGCCCTGCATGGTGAAGTCGCCAAACTGCGCGAAGACACGCGACGGGCTATGGATGCCGAGCATGCTCTTGAACTTGACCGTCACCCCCTCGGCGATACCGGCGATGGCATCGAACGCCGCGCCACCCATCGACTTCACGCCGTTGATGAGGCCGGTAATCATATCGACACCGGCCTGCATCATCTTCGCGGGCCAGCCCAGCAGGATCTGGTTGGCGCCTTCCCACATGGCAGTTAGGCCAGCGCGGATCTTGCCGCCGTCGAGGGTGAACAGGCCCACGATCAGATCCCATGCGCCCTGCAGGTAGGTCCAGGCACCGCCGACGGCGTTCTGGATTACCGGCAGAATCGTGGTGAATGCATCGACCAGCCAGCCGAGGGCCTTCACCGCCATGCGCAGGTTGACGGTCAGCACGGTGCCCAGGATCTGGCCGAAACCTCGGCCGGCGTCGGTCGCACCCTGCAGCTGCTCGCTGGTGGCCTCAAACGGGGTGAACAGCTTCTTTGCCCAATCCCATGCCTGGCCCATGGCGCCGGAAATCGTGTCCCACACCGGGCCGAGCGGTTCAAGGGCGGTCATCAGCTCGGCCATGATCGGGTTGACCACATCGAGCACGCCTTGCCAGACGCCGATCATGAATGCCTTGATCGGCTCCCAGTACTTCCAGACCAGCGCGGCGACCAAGGCCACGGCGGCGCCAATGGCCAGCACCGGCAAGCTGATGCCACCCAACAGTGGCAGCAGCATGCGGCCAACGTTGAACAGCATTGGGAATGCCCGGCCACCCAGCGACAGCACCTGACCGACCAGCTTGCCAATGCCACCGCCGCCGCTGAGCAGCATCACGGCTTTGTGGATCTGCGTCAGCGCCATGGCGCCGACGCCGCCGGCAACCAGCAGGCCACCGAGCGCAGCGGCAAGGGCGGTACCGCCGATGGCCACCTTGGCGAAGGCGGCCACCAGCTGCGGGTTCTTCGTCACCCATTCGGCAATCCGGTCGGCAACCTTGGCCACACGCGCAGCCAGTTCCTTTACCGTCGGAAGCAGGGTCTTGCCCAGGCGCTGGGAAAGCACGGTGGCGCTGTTCTTGAGCAGCACCAAGCCGTTCTCTGCCGTGCCCACGCGCGCGGCGTACTCGGCGTTCATCGAGCCGCCGTACTTCTGCGCGTCGGTGACTTTGCCGAAGTTCTCTTTCAGCAGATCGAGGTTGGTCAGCAGCGGCGCGATCGCGCCAATGGATTCGCGGCCGAACAGCTGCGTCATCGTCGCCGCCTGCTCGGCCTTGGGCAGCTGCTTGAGCTTCTCCAGCACCTGCAGGATCGCGCCGCCGGCGTCGTCCTGCATCGCCTTGGCCATATCGCCGGCCTTCAGCCCCAGCTTCTCGAACGATGCGATCTGGCGCGAGGTCGCCGCGTCGCCCGATGACAGCGTGAGCAGCATGTTCTTGATGCCGGTGGCAGACACTTCGGACTCGATACCCATGCCGGCGACGGTGGCGCCCAGCGCAGCCAGCGGGCCGCTGCCGAGGCCGGCCACCTCGCCCAGGGCACCGATGCGGTTCACCACCTCGCTGATCTTCTGGACGCTGGCCGGGCCGGTGTTGCCCAGATAGTTGATCTTGTCGGCCAGCACGACAACGTCGTCCTGACCCATACGGAATGCGGTACGCCATGTGGCCATCGTCTGGCCGGCATCTTCGGCCGTGGTGTCGAAGGCCACGCCCATCTTCGCCGCATCCTCGGCGAAGCGCGTCAGCTCGTTGCTGGCGATACCCGCCTGACCAGCGGCCGCGACGATCTTGGCGATATCAGTGGGCACCATTGGCAAGCGGCGCGACAGTTCCTCAATGTCGCGGCCCATCTTCTCGAAGCCGTCCGGCGTGTCGAAGTCCACCACCTTTTTCACGTCGGCCATGGCCGACTCGAAGCTCATGGCCTGCGCGATGGGCAGCGTCTGCGCGCGCAGGGCGCCGAACGCGGCCAGCGCAACGCCCGTGCCGTGCGCAGCCGCGTTCATGCCGGCGCTGTGGATCTTGCGGCTACGGGCCTGCGCCGCATCCAGCGCGGCCAGGCGCGTGCGCTGCGCATCCATCTGCGTCGAGACGGCGGCAATCTCGCCTCGCAGCTTGCGCTCATGTGCGCCGAGCTGCCGCGTGCTGATGCCGGCGCGGTCCAGACCGCTGCGCAGGCGCTGCAGTTCGACCGACTGCTGTTGGTGCTGGCCCTTGAGCTGTGCGGCGGCAGTCTTGGCCTGCACGAACTCACGATTCAGCTTGCGGGTAGGGGTGCCGGCCTCTTTGATCTGCCGGGCGAGAGCGGCAACGCGCAGCTGCGCGGCCAGGTGGCTCTGTTCGGTGGCACGAACAGCCTGCTGCTGCTGACGGTAGGCCGCAACGTCACGTTGGGCGGCATTGAGGCGCCGTAGGTTGGCCTGTTGTTCCTGCAGGGCCGTGGACAGGCCCTTGCTGCCGGCCATGACCTTCTTGAACGGGGCGCTGGCGCGGTCGAGCGCCTCCAGCACCACCTGCAGGCGAAGGTTGCCGCCGCTCATGCGACGACAACCGATGCGGGTGTTACGGCGTCGTGGTGTCCGTAGGATCGGTTACCAGCGCGGCCAGGAGGCGACACGCAGCGCTGAACGCCCACAGCAACAGTCCGCCGACCGTGGTCAGCAGAAACAGCGCAAAGACGATGGCGATAAGGGTGTCCATGGGCGGACTGTATCACTGCTGGGCTCCACTTCGTTCATAGGCGCGCTGACGCCACTGGATCAATTCAGACAGGGAGAGGGCCGACAGCTCGGTGAGGGTGAAGGAGAAAATCACCGCGACATCGGCCATCAGATCCTCTACGCAGACAGGGATTCCCTCTCCGCTTTCGGCACGAAAAAATCGCCGATGACGCGCGCAAACTCGATCAGATCGGCCGGTTCCAGCTTGCCGGCGTCGGCGGTGGTCAGGATCGGCTGGCTGATGCGCGGCAGGACCGTGGTCAGCGCGGTCACATCCATCTGTGCCAGGTCGAAAAGCTTGATGCCGCGAAGGTCGCCGGCGGTGGGCTTGCGCAGGCGAACCGAGCGGATCACCTGCTCGCCGCGCTGGATCGGGGTTTCGAGCACGATCACGTTGGTGCCGGTGGTTTCGTCGGCGACGGTGGTGGTGGATTCGGTGTTCATGGTGTGTCTCTCACAGGGTTGGCCCAGCCATGGGAACGGCTGGGCAAGGGGGGAAGGGATCAGGCGCCGATGGCGCGACGCAGGGCGGACTGACGATCAACGCCGTTGACCATGAAGACCATGCCGACCAGGTCGATTTCGATCTCGGTGCGGCCGTTGACGGTCAGCTTGTAGTAGCTGGCGGTGGTCTTGACGCTGAACTCGGTGTCATCGCCGACCTTGCCGGTGCCGGCGTCGATCTCGGTGTGGCGGCCGCGCATCACAATCTCCACCGCATCCACTTCGCCGGTGTCTTCGCGCTGATAGGCGGCGGCAAAGCGTAGCTGCACGGCGTTGTGCGAGACGGCGCCGTACTGGCGCAGTACGTCGAGCATCAGCCCGCCGCACTTCCACTCGGCTTCGATCTTTTCCTGGCCCAGGTCGATGTCGATGGGGCCGAGCATTCCGCCGGCGCGGTACTCCTCCATCTTGCGAGTCAAGGTGGGCAGCTTGAATTCGGTGACCTGGCCGATGTAGCTCAGGCCATCGTTGAACAGGTTGAGGTTTTTGAGCTTGCTGGGCAGAGCCATGGCAGGGATTCCCTATGCGGCCTTAGCCGCTGATGCGGGCCGGGAAGTCGGCGAAGTAGCGGTCGGTGATGCGCTGGTTCAGCTGCAGGCTTTCCAGCGGCGGTACCGGGGTGTAATCGAAGTCGATCACCAGCTGGCCGCTGGCCAGCGACTGCGACGGGTTGGCGCCATCGTCGTACCAAGCGCTGGCGCCGATCAGATAGCCGGCATAGACCAGCTCGCGGAACTTGGCGTTGATGCTTTCCAGCAGATCGCGGACCAGCGTCGGGTGCAGCGGCTTGTCGATGTAGATTTCCTGCGCCTCGGCGATGGTGTCGGCGAGGATCTGCGCGGTACGGGTTGCCGTCTCGAACTGGAACAACGGGTCTTCGCTGCAGGTGCGCGAGCCCCAGAACTTGTAGCCGTTGGAATTGACGAGGGTGGTCACGTCGCCGGCGTTGAGCAGGCCAGCATCCGTGTTGGGGTCTTGCAGATCCCAATGCACGTCGCGGCTGATGCCGGTCACGCCGGCAACCGGTACGTTCGAGATGGACTTGTGCCAGCCCTGCTGCTGGTCGGTCATGGCGCGCACGCCCAGTGCACGGGCGACGGCGAAGGCCATGCCGGTCGAGGAGGAGGTGGTGTTGAACGCCATGAAGTCGGGGTAGATCAGCATCAGCTCGCGGGCCGCGAACTGCTCGCGGTAGGCGATGGCTTCCGACACCGTGGCGCTGGCGGCGCAGCTGGCGTAGATCATGGCGCGCAGCTTCTTGGCGATGGGAACCATGGCGGCGGTCACCGGCTGGGTGTCCAGCCCCGGCGCGCCCAGGATGCGGGGACGGACGCCCAGCTGTGCCTGTGCAACCAGCAGTGCGTGCAGGCCGGTGTAGCTGCCGCCATTGGCGCCGCCGATGACCTTTGCGGTGGTATCGGTGTCATTGCTGGCACTGGCCACGCGCACCACGACCACAATCGGGTTGCCCTGATCGGCGATGCCCTGCAGCGTGGCGCGCAGGGTGCCGGTCATGCCGGCTTTGCCGACTGCGCTCAGCACGTCGGTAATCAGCACCGGACGATCCAGCGGGAATACGGTCTTGTCTGCGTCTTCGCCCGTGCAGACGACGCCGATCACGGCAGTGGATACGGTACGGATCGGCCGGACGCCGCCGTTGATTTCGATGACGCGAACGCCGTGATGATAGCCACTGGCGGCCATGGGCTTCTCCTTCGGTTAGGGGGTGTGAAAGCGGAGTGGTACGGAAAGGCGGGTGTTGCGCGAAGCGCCGCTCGGTGTGGCCAGCTGGCCCTGTAGATCGAGGACGAACGAGCCGGCCACGTCGCCGTGGGCCAGGTCGATACGGGTGAGGCTGATGCGCGGCTCCCAACGCATCAGCGCGGTGGCCGTGGCGCCGAACAGGCGCAGGCGGGTCTCATCGTTGAAGGGCTGGTCGATCAACTCGGGCAGCAGCGAGCCGTACTCGCGGCGCTGCACACGTGAGCCGATGGGCGTGGTCAGAATGTCGGCGATGGACTGGCGCAGGTGCGCCAGGTCGTCGCTGAAAATGCCAGTGCGGCCGTCCATGCCGATCATGCCGGCGCCCCGGTGGTTCCACCGCCCGGCTGCACGCCGGAGTGCTTGTGCTTGGTCAGGCTGATGCCGGCGGCAGTCACGTCATCGGACACTTCGACCTTGCCGCTGACCGTCACCGCGCCTTCAATGCGGGTGGCGCCCTTGATGGTCACCGGGCCGGTGATGGTGGTTCCGCCGTCTGCGGTGATGGCGACGGTTCCGCCGTCGGGCAGAACAGCGGACAGTGCGTGTGCGTCGTGGTCATAGCTGACCACGGCGCCATCCTTGAACTGGATCAGGGTCAGGCTTGCGCTGACCGAGGGTGCTGGGTACTGCGCGCAGTAGAGCCCCCGCAGCACGATGGCGTTGGCCAGGTCGCCGTCGCAGCACAGCAGTGCCACCTGCTCGCCACTACTCGGCGGTGCCCAGGTGCGCAGCTCGCCGGCGGCAGCGCTGAACCACGGAAGGAAGTCGGTGTGCGCCTCGCCTGTCTGCACGCGGCACAGATGCCGGGCGTAATCGACTTCGGTCACCACGCCGTCGCGGAGCAGGTTGTTGATCTGTTGGGGCAGCGCACTATCCATGCCCCCATATTCCCGACGCCCTTTCGCGCGCGCACGTGGCGCGGGCGGTAGATAGGGCTGCTACAACGGCGGCCGAGCGTGTCGCGCCGCCGATATCCGATCAGTACCGGATCAGCTGGCCGGTGGAGCATCCTCCGGCTCGGCCACTGCGGTGGCGACCCACATTTCTGTCGCGTCGTCGTAGGTGATCGGCGCGCTGCGATTTGACGGCGGGGCGTGGTCCGTGACCGACGGCGGCAGGTACTGGCCACGCGTCACCGGCGCCGCAAAGGTGCCATCGGCCTTATTCCAGATCGGCCGGCCGCTGTAGTCGGGGAGCAGTACCCACGCGGCCTTGCCGTCGTCCCACGCGTTGCACTGTGGCGTGGTGCCATCGAGCCGGAACGGCTCGGCAAGGGTGAGCCCTTCGGGCAGCAGCTCCCCGAGCGTGAGGCGGTTCGGGACCGGCATCGCGGTGCGCGTGTCCCACAGCATCCGGTTGCGGTAGTCGGCCACCACATCCCACCGCTTACCGTCGTCGGAAAGGCGCAGTGCCTGGCACTCGCCAGCGCTCTTCTTGGGTGCCACGTCCACAGTGCGCTCCGGCAGGTGCCAGGCGCCGTCCGGGGATGGCTGCAGCCGCACCGCCCCCATGTAGGCGCGTGTGATGGGGTCGAAGGCGTGGGCAAAGCGGGGTTGGTTGGACATGCTCCGTTCCTCAGTACGTGATGCAGTAGATCATTCGCAGACCTGCAGCCAGGTTGCGCTCGCCGCCAGTGCTGTCCACGGTGACGGTGTGCGCGTGAGCACCACCGCTGGCAGCGGTTGCGGTATGGCCGTGGTCGCCGACCTGGGCGATGGAAATGTCGTGCGAGTGAGCGCCGGCCCCATTCATGCCGATGTTATGGGCGTGACCACCAGCGCCGTCCGTGGTGAAGCTGTGCGCATGACCACCGGCCGGGCTGGTGTTCGGCCACGGATTGTCGTTGTCGGCATTACCGCGTGAGCCGGCGTGCTGGCCGTAGTCGGCGCCCCACGGGTAAGCGATGCCCGACTCGGCGAACGCGGTCAAATGCTGGTGATCGCCTATCCAGGACGTGCCGCCAGTGTGCGCGTGGTGACCCTGTTGGTCGGTCCACGCACCGTGCGCATGGTCGCCAACCGCGCTGGCGCTCGCGCCATGGGAGTGCGCGCCCCCAGCTGCGACGCTTACGGTGTGGGTGTGTGCGCCGGCGCTCGCGGCGCTACCGGTGTGGGTGTGGCCGATCACTTCGCCCACGGTCGCGGTGCCAACCGAATCGGGCTTGGTCGTGTGCGCGACGACGGCACCTTCGTGCATGTTCGGCAGGTTGAAGGTCGTCTTGCCGTCGCCTGAGCCGTAAAGCGTGCCGATAGCTGCAAACAGGTCCGCATACGTGGTTCGGGACACGGGGGCGCCATCGCACAGCAGGGTGCCGGCCGGGGCGCTTTTGCCGGCGAACATGATGACCTGGCCAGCGATGCGATTGGCCTTGGTGCCCGGATCAAAGACGCCCGAGTGCCAGACGGTTTTCTGATCCCAGCGCATGCCCGCCTTGGTGATACTCAGCTGGCCGACAACCGAGCCGCCGCCATTCGGGCGGAGCAGAACTTCGCCGTCCTGCGCATCTGGGGCAAGCACTGCGTACTTTGCGCCGCCGATGAACCCGTTCGACGTTGCCTTGAAGGACGGGGCTGTAACGGCTCCGGTGAAATCGGCACCTGCAAGGCTCGCCTTGGTTGCTGGGTTGAAATTGGCATCTGTCCACACCTCCGCCCAAGCCTTCCAGCGCTGATCGGCCGGTGCGGTATCGCGGCGCGAGCGCAACCAGAAGCGGTTGCCGCCACCGTAGTCGGCAGCGAGGGCAAGGCCACGGGAGTTGTCATAGCTCGGCAGCGACCAGGCGATGGTGTACTGCGCCGGCATGGTGGTCGGCGATGGGTTGCCCTGCCTGTTGATTCGCAGCGCGTTCCACGTATCGAGCCAGGTGTCATCGTTGGTGGTCGGGGTGAGGTAGGCCACGCGCGCAGCTACATCGGCTGCGGACCCAGCGCCAATCTCGGCCAGCGTGAACGACACGTTCGCGCCACCATTCACCGACTTGGACGCATCGCCGATCTGGATCGTGCGCGCAGTGCCCCACGTCGCGGTAGTGATGCCGTTCGCCCCGTCAAAGTTGGTCCCATTGATCGAGCGTGGCGCGGCGAGTTTGCTGGCAGTGTCAGCGTTGCCCGTCAGCTTGCCCCTGAACTCGGCGGCGCTGATCCAGCTGCCGGTGGGGTTAAGCACGATCTTGCTGGCGTTGGCGGTTGTGGTCAGTCGGAACTCTTTTCCACCGGTGGTGTCGTGCAGTTCCAAGCCGGTGAGGCCGTCAACGCCTCCCTGCTTGAACTGCCACGGACGCTGGGAATAGAGCTCAAGCAGCACGCTGCCATCGCCCGTTCCAGTACCCACACGCGCACTGGCCATCTCCGCCACGCCGTTCTTGTAGACCACCAGCTGGCCCGCTGTGCTGGTGTTGCCATTGGGGCGCAGGTAGACGAAGCCACCGTCGCCACTGGCGGCGGCAGACAGAACCACGCTCCCGGTATCTGTGCCACGCGCACTGGCGCCGCCGGCGCCAAGTTCGACGGTTTGATCGCTGGGCAGTGTCAGCCCTAGGGTAAAGGTCTGGCGGCGTCCCCAGCGGTTCTCTGTCGCATCGATCACCTTGCGCAGATCGCTGACGTAGGCCAGCGGCTGCGCCGTTGCATAGATGATGCCGTCAGGTTCGGTAGTGGTGAACGCGTTGACGCCATTGAACGTCGCGCCAGTCGCATTCACGACACGCACGGCATGGCCTTGGTTGTACTCGCGCTGCTGCATCCACAGTTCGACGCCGGTGGATTTGCCGGCGCTGTCCGTGGTCAGCGTAAGACCGAATCGGGATGGGCGGTCGAGCGCGTCGCCAGGGCCGGTGCGTGTCTGGTGAACCATGGCGTCGACCAGGGCTTGCGTCAGAACCGTGGTCGTCTCGCTGTAGGTGCGCGTCGAGGCGGCGATCTGCTCCCACACGTAGCGTGGACTGCCGATAGCGCCATTGGTGATCTCCAGCATCAGGATGCTTGCGGCGGCGCCGCGCCACGGCAGGGTGCCCAGCTTGATCCACCGGATCTGGTTCGAGTTGCTAGGAATTGAATCGAAGGTCTGCACCTTTCCCACCTGAGGGAAGTCGGCGGCGTGCATGCCGTCGAGGGTGTCGGCGTCCAGCCCCTTGCCGTGGCCCATGTCTTTCAGCGCGGCGCCTCTCACTTCAAGGGCACCGCGGATAGCCGCCGCCGTGGCCAGCGCCAGCACCGTCTTCACGAACGGAGTAGGTGCGTTCGGGCCGAATCGGCTATCGAGCGTGGCTTTCAATCCGCGAGCGGTGACTGCGCGCACGGCGTCCGCGCCCGCGATGGTCTCGGGACCGTCTGCCAACTCGACTACGCCAGCAACCGATTCCGTGGCCGGCGGGTTCAGGAACTGTGTGCTGCCGAACTTGATCTGCGCCGTGTCGATATCGGCGAACACCACGTCGGCCGAAAGCAGCAGCGTTGAGATGCTCGCCTTCTCCATGATCGCGTCGGCCTGGCCGTACACGGCAAACAATGTGCCGTCGGCCAGGTAGAGGCCGAAGCCGCGCAGCGGGTACTTGTCGGTACCGCTGTCCTGCAGCGTGACGTGGATCGTGTCGGCCGCTACCGACTCGCCGCCGAAGCTGGTCATTCGCTTGAGCTCTCCCGGCAGCTGCGTCATCGCCGCAGTGGGGGTGAAGCCGGTAGAGGTCAGCCCGATCTGAGAAATCAGCACCGTGTTGGTACCGGTGTTGGTGCCGTTGACCAGCTTGGCGCGGCCGGCGTTGGTGATCTTCATGCGCATGGGGGGTCAATCTCCGGTCATCGTCAGGCGGCGGTAGACCGCCGCTTGGGCACCTGCGACGGTTCCGACTTGGCTGTCGGCCTGAATGCCTTGGGTGAAAGTGAAGTGCGAGCGCACGGGCTTGGTTCGGTTCACCGCGTCCACGATCTGGTGGACGAACTCGGCTGACGACTCCTGTCCGCCGTCGCCGCTGATGGTCAGAAACAGGCTGAACGTGTGCGGCTCACCCTGCGGCGTTGTCTGCCACCACTCGCGAATCTGCATCTGACCGCCAAAGCTGGCGATCAGGTCCGCGATGCTCTTGGCGGTTCCCTTGTGGCGCTGGATCTGGAACGAGCTGGCGATGCGGGCGCGCTTGATACGCTCTGGCCAGTTGCTGTCCCAGGTGTCCACGGACACGCTCCACGCGAGGAACGGCAGGAACTCGGCCGGGCAGTTCCACGGGCTCCAGAGCGTGTTGTGAACCATGGGCACTGCCGACAGCTGGGCATCGGCGCGCTCCACTGCGCGTTCTAGCCGCGTCGAGTTGGGAGGCAGCAGCGAGGTGGCGTCAGGCATCGGTGCCGCCGTGTTCGATCACCACGCTGGTGCAGAACGGCGCCGACTGCGCGTCTACCGGCATATCCGCCGTGGGTGCCATCAGCTGCACGCGGTGGACGCCATCGACATGCAGGGCGGAGTAGAGCGCCGACAGCGGCACGTCGCGGCCCAGGCGCTGTGTCTGCTGCAGGAACAGCGACACGCGGCGGCGGGCCTCGGCAAGCACCAGGGCGCTGTCGGGGCCATTGAAGGTGACCAGCCGTGCGCGGATCTCGAAGGGCTTCACGGTGGCTGGGGCCACGGTCACGTAGTCGGTCAGGGGGCGCACGTTGTCGTTGAGCAGCGCAGCCTCGACGGTCTTCAACAGCGCCGCCGACGGCGTGCCGTTGCCCTGCCGCGATAGCACCGTGACCACCACCTTGCCCGGCGACGGGCTGGCCACGCTCGCATCGAGCACGTCCGAGTGTGCGGAGAGCGTGTGGAAGATGTAGGCGCCCTCGGGACCGGCCACTGACAGGCTTTCCGGCGCCAGCTGGATGCGGCGACGAAACGCGGTGTCGTTCTCGTAGACGGCCGGGGTGTTGGTCTTGGGGTCTGCGGGGGTCAGCAGCTTGCGCTGCACGCCGAACGGCACAGCGAGGTTGTCCAGATCGGCGCCGTTCGAGTAGGGCAGCAGCAGACCCCGAGCGCGCTGGTTGAACTGCTCGCGCAGCACCAGCTCGCGGTATGCGCTGGCCTGCAGCAGCTTCATCACCGGATCGGATTCGACCAGGGCGGTGTAGTCGGGGCACAGGCGCCGGAACTCGGTCAGGCGCTCGGCCAAGATGGCCTCGAACGTTCGCTGCTCGAAGATGTCCGGCGCCGGCAGCTTATCGACTTCGATGGCGGTAAATGAGGACACGGATGCACCGGCTGATGGGTCCGGTCCAGATTCCCATCGCGCGCGCGCGAGGCCGTGGAATGTGGCGTGTAGCGCCGCCGCTTACGCTACAGCGTGTGCAGATGATCGAGGATCAGCTCGCGTATCAGCTGTTCGTCGGCATTGGTGAAGCCGAGCAGCACGCGGCGCGCGTAGGTGACGCGGGGACCGCCTTTGCTCACGCTATCGGTGCGGCCTTCTTGGTGGATGCGAGCAATGCGCGAGACGCGCCCCGCGAAGCCAACAGCCGCCTCGTTGGCGCTGCCGCGCACCCGCAGGTGCTTGGCCTGCCGGATCTTGCCGAACATGGCGCCGCGTTTGATGCGGCCAGCTTTGGC